TCGAGGATGCGGAACGGCTCTTTTTTATCTCCTTCATCCTTCGCTATATCGACGCACTCAGCCCCTACGTCACCAGAGAACAGGCGGCTGAACGGAGAGGGCGTCTCACTAAGCTTGCTCATTATCGCGATATCAAGATTTACGTATTTGCTCATACTGCACCGCCTTCGCTTTTTTCCGCTTCAACCGCCATCTGCTCAAGCTTTCGTGAAAGCTCGGCAGACAGTGCCTGGAACTCTTCCTCTGTCGCTACCGGGATCGGCACAAAACGGATGCCGATATGAGCTAGGCCATGTGCGGCCTCAAGGCATTTCCTTAAATCAACGGGAGAGGCTCTGTTCATGCTGCACCGCCTTCAACGCGCTTGAACTCGATCACCCAGACCCATGGGTTAGCGCGCCAGCTGTCAGCGCCGTAGATTGATTCCCATAGCAGTTGAAACGCTCGTACAGGATGCTGCGCATTTACGACGCCAGGAATGCCGAAATCAGCGTGTGAACATGTCGTCAGATTCTGTATTCCTTCTCGCATAGCATCGACATCGTGTATTGAGTTAAGACGCTCAACGCGCACGTCGGTGATTTCCAGTAGAATGCGGCTGGCCCAGCGCGGCATGTGGATTGACGGGCGCCATTTGAGGGCTTCAGCATCATTAGGCGCGCTGTCCCAGCCTGCAGGATGGCTGGCTTCATAACGAGGTGTGGCGCGGTAATCCACCCACTTCTCCCCGCCATACTGAGTGTCATCTACCGGGCAAAAGGTCTCTCTTACCCAGATGCGGTCGCCAGCGGCGCCAAACGGGCATGAGAAAAGCTTTGAACGCACATGGTTACCAGTAGCGTTAGATTCTGCCCAGTGGTATTTGCCAATGTCACTGCGCTTGGTTGAGTCAGTGATAAGCAGCAAGCCAAGCTGGTTGGATTCCGGCTGTACCTTCATAACCCGCCGGGTCTGCGTCTTCCGGCCGTCGAGAATTGCCCGCACCATCTCAGCGTTAAAAATCATCCCGCGCTCAGTCATTCCAGGCCTCCAGTTCGTTCTCGATCTCTTCGTCGATTTCGTCGTTGGTAGCGTCTTCGTCCAGGTAGTCCCGCGCTTCTTTCAGGTACTGCTCATGGCGCTCCCGATACCATGCCGAAAATTCTGGCGTCCATCCGTTCGGCTCACCGTCATAGTCAACCTTGGCGTTACGTTCAGCCATGCTCTCGACCATGCTGTAAGCAGTGGTAAGCGCCGCTTCGCGGATATACCCGCGGAGGTCGCTTTTGCGCCAGTAGGGGTTATGCTTCGAGTCGCAGACAGATTTAAATTTCACTTCCCAGCGACGGATACAACGCGCGTTTAATGATTTGCTCATCGTGATGCCTCCGCTTTAATCGCTTTATACGCACGCAGTACGTGAGAGGTTTTACCGGTAATAACCGTTTTTAAAACAAAGAAACCGCTACGTTTAGCGCGAACCGAAGGAACAAGAAATAACGCCGTGTCAACAGCACGGTTGTGAAGGCGGAATTCGAAAACTGTGCTCGTTAATGTGATGACTGAATCCGACCCTTGATCATTGAATTCTATTTTCATGATTCCTGTTCCTTAACCTTAAAGTAATCGTCACGGCATGGCATGACTATGAATTGAGGATTGCCATAGGCGGTGTCGATTTGTTTGTTGAACTTTATTTTCACTGCATCAAACTCGCCAGAGGGCCAAATTTGCATAGGAATAAAGTTACCTTCACAACTGAACATCTTTGTTGGATATCCAAGGTATTCGGCCTGAATGACTGGATTGGCGCTTAGGTTGATTTTTTTAGGGATAATTTTTCCCAAATCTGGAAAACGACCATCTATCAATTTAATACCGGTAATAGCCAGGTGATTTAGATACTGGTCACGATGAATCGCGAGTGGTTCTTTATTAAAGATAAGCTCTGTTGTCTCAGCCTTAGCAGGCATCTTCCCTTCAAACTGGACGATGATATCCCTCTTTGTCCGGATACCATGTTCCATACGCAACGCTACTCGACCGTTAGTGCTCTCTATGTATTTCGGTGTGATATGTATCCCGCACAGGTAGTAACGAGGGTCGTTTTTGGCTACACACACCAGAGCGGCGCGGATTAACTTTGACGGAATGATCATATCGTAACCTACCAGCGCTTGTTGGCCATATGCCCCGGACGGGAAGGCAAGGTTTTACGAAACGAGGAAGCGGCAGCGGAGAGGGCGATTTTCTGCTTTTCTTTCTCATTGCATACCGGGCAGAAATAAAAGTCTCTCCGATAAGCACCTCTGCCAGAGGGGCGATATTGCAGCTCATCACGAGCAAAAGAACCGCCGCAACCATGACAGTGCAACTTTAATTCTTCCATTTATCTATCTCCGGTTAAATTTAAAGTGTGTTCATTCCTGCCAGTTAAGGCATTAAATAAAAGAAGATGGTATTAGTAAGATACTTCGGTATTTATTTTATAACGTGCATTGCCAGAATCTGCGTTAACAGAAACCAAGTCGCCATACATGTCATAATTCAAAATAACATCATTGAATTTCAGGCCTGAGAGAGATTCCTCACGACCGAGAAACATAAAATCTTCTGCGTGCTTAGCTTCCTCATAAATATCCTTCATTGAGGAAAAAGCTTCGGCCCACATTTCACTATTACCAATAAATTGCGCAATAGCCAGCTTGCTTTGTGCCGCTTTAAAAGCCGGGTTGCCATGCAGTAAATTAGCCATTAAACACCCCTTTGATATACATAATTTCGACAGCCAGCCCACCCCAAAAAACCAATCCGATGGCCAGCGCGATTACCAGGGAACGAATGCCGTTTTTGCTCATTTGTTACTCCAGAATGGGAAGCTGATAACGACAACTACAGCCAAAAACAAGGCAACCTTTATGCAGAACCGGTGCCATGCAGGAACTTCATGTTCGCGGATCATTTGCTACCCTCACTGTCATGTGAATTTGAGTACCAACAGACCTTGCAATGCAGTGCCGGGTGCCTCCCGGTGATACCAGCCAGTTAACAACTGGTATCGGCGGCTTTCTTTCCACCCCACTTAGGGAAACAAGTGGTACTGCTTTAACTGAACCGCGTGCGCATAGCCGCATTCACTGCATTGCAAGGTCTGTTGCAAAGGTGGCCAACCTGAAAAATCAGATGGCCGTGAGTTTTAGGTAGCGCTGTTTTGTGTCAATGCAGCCAGTTGACAGGGTACGGCCATGGGTAAGGCGAACTTCTTTTTGCGCATTGTGTGCAACGCGGGTACGACCGAAGTAAACGGGATTGCCGGATTTCCGAACGGTGACCTTCAAGAGTCTTAACTTGCTCATACTTACCTCGTTTAGTTGACCCTTATCGCCGGGTAGCGGAACGTTTTCTGCTTATCAACCACTGTGCGGTGATTGGTGTTGCTTGGATGGCTTAAATTTACAGATAAAACTGTATTGCCGTCAACAGACAAAACTGTATTATTTCTGTCTTGTTACATATCTATCTGTAAATATGTGGAATTTATTTTTGATGGGCACAAAAAAACCGGCTTGCGCCGGTTTGTGTTGAGCGGGGAGGGGTTAGCGTTTCCTGCGGTAGATTCTGTGCTCGATCATGACACCGATGATTTCTACCGGCTGGGTATCGCAGTTTATAACTGGATAGTCATCGTTTAATGGTACCAGCTCGAAATGCTGAACCCCTTGCATATCTGTATAGGTTGGCCTGTATTTTTTGAACGTGGCTTCTTGGCCGCCATTTTTTGCAACAACAAACTCACCTGGAGAGGGCTCTAGTTCAGGATCAACGATAATCACATCACCAGCTTTAAAATCTGGCTCCATTGAATCGCCCTCAATGCGTAAAGCAAAGCTATGCACTGAAAGGTCTAAATCTGTGAGTATGTATTCAAAATCACCATCAAACGCTTCTATAGATTTTTTCTCCGCAAGGGCGCCAGCCTGCACGTAGCTGATGAGAGGTACGCGTCGCGAATTCATCTCTCCTATCGGCATGAATGCGCCACCATTCATTAACCACGACGGATCGCAATTTAACGCTTTTGCAATACCTACAATATTTCTTGGTTTTAGTGTCTTGCCATCTTCAATGCTCTGCCAGGACTGTTGGCGAATACCCGCTCTTTCAGCGGCTTCCGTTTGCGTGAGCCCAAGCTCCATTCTTTTTTGTTTTACGCGATCTGCAAGGCTCATGGCTCCTCCTTTGAATTCCCCCTGATGTTCACAGTTAAAACTGTAATTGACAAACAGAAATAACTGTTGTTGAATACAGATAAAACTGTGGAGGGCATATGGAAACAATTTCTCAACGCCTCAAGAAAAAACGCGAAGAGTTGAATCTGTCACAAGACCAACTGGCAAAGCTCGCTGGTATGAGGCAGCAATCTATTCAAGCCATTGAGGCCGGTTCTACTAAGCGTCCGCGCTACTTGGTTGAGTTGGCGCGCGCGCTTAAATGCAAACCTGAATGGCTTCTTTTTGGCGACGACCAAAACAAATCACCAGCCGCCTAATGAGTGGCCTTTTAATCAACACCAGAGGAAGTATCACAAATGGAGAACGCAATAGCCCGAAAGTTAGAGCCGCCGGTCCTCAACCCAATTGAGATAGAGGGCATTTTGTTAAACCGCCTTTTGTCCATTAGCCAGAAGAATTTTGCAGAAATGCGAGGGGTCAGCGAATCAACGATTAGTCGCCGTAAGAGCGAAGGGTACTACGCAGAGATGGCGAAAGAGATAGCAGCATTGGGCCTGCAGGTTGTTCCGCCAGAGGCGGTGGTAGTTTCCCGCCACTACTTGCAGTCAGTAGAAACGCTGGCGGATATCGGTTTGCGTGCGGAGCGGTGCCGCCCTGGTCCGCTTGGGTGGGACTGATGAAAGGTAAAAAAGGCGAAAGCCGCGGTGCTGTAACACCAACGGCTTTCTGGTGCAAAAACGAAGAGGTAATTGCGAGGTAATTATGCCTGACCACAAACAAAAATCAAATACACCCCGATGCTCTGCATACCGCAGGGCTAATCAATCCGTTGCTGTTAAAGCGCCGTAACTCCACTAACTCTGGAGGTGACTATGTGTAACCACTCTGCTGCTGAACTGATTGCGCGTCTGAAACGTGCTTATCCGGCGTATGAGCCGTCCGAAATGGGTAATGCCTGTGATGGTATCCCCAAGGCCGGATCTCGCTTCCAGCACAGGCACAAGAGCCACATGGTGACGGTAATTACTGCAACTGAGAAAGATGTGTCCTATCGCAAAGCCTGCGGGAAAGTTGGCTGGATGGGGTTACGTGAGTTTTTACGGCTACACAATGAGGTTTTGGTATGAGCAATCAGGTCTTTGAAATTGTTCAGGCCATGTCAGGGCAGGGGAACTGCATAACGATTCCCGGCCCGTATCTGGATTTCTTTGCAGGAGACAGGCAGCAGCATTTGCTGGCAGCGATTCTCAATCAGCTGGTGTTCTGGTCGGGTAAGTCGAGTCTGGATGATGGCTGGTTTTACAAGGAGCATGCGGCGCTCGCGAAAGAGGTTCGTGTTCTTGAAGGTGATGTTGTTAGAAGGGCTATCTACAAAATCACTGAGCAATATTTGCCCGGTGTTATTCAGGAAGATACCCGTCAGGTGAACGGTACACCGAAGAAGCACTACCGCATCGATCAGGAAGAACTGATGCACAAGATTTTCCCGGCAATACTGGATTCGGCACAAACGCCGAATCGGAATAAGTCATTGAAAGAATTGGAAACGGCACAAGCGCCGAATGCAAACGGCACAAACGCCGAATGCATTCGGCATAAACGCCATATCCAGGATTCGGCACAAACACCGAATGGAAACGGCACAAACGCCGAATCCTATCTCTATACAGATCTTAAAAATACAGATCTTAAAACAGATCTTAAAAACCACTCGGGAGAGATTTCTCCTGTGGATAACTTTTCTGAATCGACTCAGAAAACCGCCATCCCGGAAGCAGTCATTCCTGACGCTACCGAAGCCAGTAACCTGGCTACCGATGATGATTTCGACCTCGCTACGTGGTTCTGGTCGACCATCATCGAGCTGTACGAACGCGCAGCAGAGTTCGACGGCACTCTGGCAAAACCGAGAGAGCCGAACTTTGCAGCCTGGGCGCAAGAAATTTGCATGCTGCGCCAGGAGCACGGCTGCAGCCATGACCAAATCCGCATCATGATTGAGCGCATTCAGCGCGATCAGTTCTGGTGCTCCCGAGTTCAATCCGTGAAAACCCTACGCAGCAAATGGCAGGAGCTGGCGCTGAAGTTATGCCCGGCGAACCTGGCAACCAGCAGCTCGTTCGGTGTGAGCAGCAAACTGGATACCGACATCCCGAAAGGTTTCCGGGGCTAACAAATTTAACCGTGAGGATATCTCTGATGGAAAAAATTACTGACGTGCTGAAAGAGCTGGAGAAAGTCACCTGCCGTGAGCTGGCTGTCTATTTCGACCTGACAGCACCTGAAATGCTGGCCCGCCTGATGGTGCTGGAGCGCGAAGGCAAAGCGCAAAACCTGAATGGCTACTGGATGCCGGGTGGAAGCACCGAGCCCGTAGCGGTAACCAGCAAACTCTCAGCGCTGGATATCAAGTTGCTCCAGTCGGTGCCGGTTGGCGTCTGGTTTGAGTGGCAGTCCCTGGCTGGTTTCGTTGATCGCCCTCGCTACCGCTGCGAGCGTCTGGTGGCCGCCGGGTTTATGAATTCGAAGGTTACTAATCCTGGCAATCCGCACCACGGCACTAAATTCCTGAAAATCCGCGAGGTGACCCGGTGATGCGAGAGATACCTGATTGCCCGGTCTGTGGTTCAGCTGCGGAGTTTTATTTTCGGGATTACCAGGCTGGCGCCTGTTCCGGGGCCCTGCGATGCCCTTACGGACATCTCCGCGTACAGGATAGCTACTGGGCTGGTGGCAAGAGTAAATCGAAAATCCGGCTGATTGAAAAATGGTCTCAGCAGGTCGAACAGAAAAAAGGTGAAGTGAAAAATGGCTAAAAACTCGATCGACGCGTATGGCGCCAGCGGCAAAACCAACGTTCTGATGTTCGAACCGGAAAAGCTGCATCTGGTAACCGACAAAGCTCACCCGCTTTACGATGAGCGTATCCACCTGCCTATCAGCGAGGCAATGGTGCTGAACATCATGGACCAGGGCGTTCTTGAGCCGATTATCGTCTGGAAAGACCCCGAAAGCGGGTTGGCCTGTGTGGTGGATGGTCGTCAGCGCGTGCGCCATACCCTGGAGGCTAATAAGCGCCTGGTTAAACAGGGTGAATCTCCATTACTGGTTCCAGCAGTCACTAAACGAGGCTCTGCCATTCGCATGGCGCAAGCGATGGTAAGTGCTAACGAAATCCGCCAGGCAGATACACCGCTGGGCCGGGCAAAGAAAATGGCTGATGCGCTTGAGCGTGGGCACGACGAGGACGATTTAGCGCTGATGTTTGGCGTGAGTGTCCAGACAGTACGCGCAACGCTATCCCTGCTGGATGCCACCCAGGCAGTCAAAGACGCTGTAGAGTCCGGCACAGTGACGGTTACTCAGGCGCGTCAACTGGCGTCACTGAAACCCGAAGAACAGCGGACAAAAGTGGCAGAAATCGAGCAGGCGACCGCTGGTAAAACCGGCCACGAAAAAGCCCGTCGGCAGCGCCAGATTCTCGGTGAAGCAAAACCACGTCTGAAAACCCGTAAAGAAATCACAAAAGCCCTCGAAGGTGCCAGCGGTGAATACGCTGATGCACTGCGCTGGGTGCTTGGGGAGGCCAGCCATGACTGATATCACTGAACTGGCGCAGCTGCGCGCTGAGCTTTTAAGTCCTGCAATTGGCAGTAAAGCTCATCTGCGAAAAATTGCGTTATCGCTTGTAGAGGCGCTGGAGAAGGCCAGCAGCGTATCGAGGAACTCGAGTCTGATCTGTCTGAATGGACAGACTGCAAGCACGATGGTGCTACCTACTACGACATGAGCGGCCAAGAGCGCTGCGGAAGATGCGGGGCGGACATATGACCATCACTGAAGGATTCTGCGCGGACCTCTATTGCGACTGTGATGGTTGTCAGTCAGGGAAAATCTATCCGCAGGGGCAGGCTGATTTTATTGGCCGGAATATGACCGACATTTCTCAGCAGGCTCGCAAAGCTGGCTGGCGCATCAGCAAAGACCGCCAACGCTGCTATGCGCCAGGCCACAAAATTTCACGGGGATCCAACCAATGACCAAATCAACCATAACCAGAGAGCGAATTCAGCAAATTTTTCTGGGAAATGGACCAGAGCTGAGCGCATCAGAAGAACGAGAGTTGGCCCGCATGACGCTGGTCGCAATGGACAGCGAGCCGGTGGCTTACATCTTCAAGCATCCAGCAGGGAGGTTGTTCTGGTCGCTGACGGATGAAAGTAACAAGGGTCACGATGATGTCATGCCGGTCTACGCCAGCCCGCAGCCAGCGCCGGAGGAATGGACTATTGCTGATGCCGTGAAGTTTTGCAAAGAAACTGGTAGGCAAGATGCCGGAGCTGCAATGGACGCCTGGAACGCCTGCCGCGCCACCATGCTGCATGCTGGCAACTCTCCGGCCAAAAACGGCGTCGCTCCGGCGCAAAGCGGCAACTCTCCGGCAATTCCGGATGGTTACGTGTTGGTGCCGAAAGAGGCGACGAAGGAGATTCTCGACGAGTTCGACTCAATTATCGACTATGGCGCAGAAGACTCTGTAGACGCCTGGCACAGACTGCTCGCAGCCGCCACGCAGGAGGTGAAACCATAAAACGCAAACACGCTATTTGTTATCAACAAATCACAGGTTTGTATTTATGCGAATGATAACCAGAAAGAAACCGGCCTTCACTGAGCTGTATCAGACCGGCGTATTAACGCGCATAGCCGCCGTAAAAAGTCCCGATGGTGGCGGCTGGCGATTATTCGGATTGTGGCGGGGAAAGGATATAGCTGTGTTTGTGGAGGCTGCTCGCGGAGGGATTCGCGAGTGGTCTGGCCTGGACTACCTTGCTAACTTCTGCGCGAGCTGTGGCATTAGCCTGTGGGAAGTGCACAACAAGGTTGCCGAAAAATCCCCTCAATGACACCCCTCTCCGGAGGGGTTTTCTCGTATATGCTCATTTTGCTTTTATCCCCGTGACGGGCGATAATTACTTAGTCAGTCTGGACAACTGACAACTTTACCCCGGCGCCAAGTGGGGACACATGGCGCACAAAGTTAAAAACACTCGGATCAAAGATTTGTATGCAATAACGTTGCTGATTTTAATAATTGTGCAAGTTGTTGTAGTGAATGCGGTATTTATCTGTGTGGGGCTTGGGTTTCTGGGGCTATCTGATGAGGTCCTGAAGATTTTCGCTGGATGCTCGATGCCCCATATCTGTGGTCTTGTCTACTGCGTCGTCAATTCTGTTTTCCGAGCAAAAAAATGAAAAGCCTTCTCTTCGGAGAGGGCTTTTTTATTGAGTGAACCTGACCTATAATCTTGATGGGTCTGAACAACCCAGCTTATCGACTGCTGTGCCACGGAGAAAAACCGATGGCGCAGAAGAAACACCCTCAAAAGATTTACCCCCTGACACCGGCTATAACTAACGCTGGTGTTTCTGCTTGTCTGTCGTACCAGGGCGGTGCGATATGAGCAAATCCAAAACCAAGGCTGAAAAGCTCCATCTGAGCCGCGTGGCTGCGCTGGGTTGCATCGTATGCCGGAACCTCAATTACGGCGAATCGCCTGCTGAAATCCATCACTGCAGTTCTGGTACTGGCTTGTCTGACCGCGCTGATAACTTCCATGTCATTCCGCTATGTCATGCGCATCACCGCACCGGTGGCTACGGCGTTGCAATTCATGCTGGCCGTAAGTCATGGGAAGAAAAGTTCGGTACTGAGGCTGAGTTACTGAGTCAGGTACTCCTGGAATTAGGGGAGACCGTGAATGACTAATTTTTACTGTGAAGCCCTTACAGCACTGCGTTCAGCACCCCATCACTATTTGAAAGAGGTCGGCGACCAGTGGCGGACTCCGGATCTGCTGTTCTGGGGTATTAACGCGATGTATGGTCCGCTGATGCTGGACCTGTTCGCAGACGACAGCAATGCAAAATGTCCTGTCTGGTACACCGCAGAAGATAACGCGCTGACACAGGACTGGTCGGAAATGCTTTCCTCAATCGGTGGCGCAGCCTACGGAAACCCACCTTACAGCCGCTCTCAGTACCACGAAAAGCAAGCCATCACTGGCATGACGCACATCATGAATTACGCCGCTGCACAACGCGAGAAGGGCGGTTGCTATGTCTTCCTAGTGAAGTCAGCCACAAGCGAAACGTGGTGGCCGGAAGATGCGGATCACGTCTGTTTTATTCGTGGGCGAATTGGTTTCGATCTGCCCGAGTGGTTTAAGCCAGCTGACGACAAACAAAGGCCGACCAGTGCGTTTTTCGCTGGCGCCATTGTCGTTTTTGATAAGTCATGGGCTGGCGAGCGGTTTAGTTACATCAATCGAGCGGAACTCGAAGCTAAGGGCCGCGCATTTATGTCACTGGCGCAGTTTGCTGCTGGCCAGAGCAATACCAAAAATGAGGTGAATGTATGATCAACCCTTCTGAAGTTGGTAAGTCAGGTGAAATGATTCGCCTCCGTACGCTGGAAAGCATCTGGATACAGGGAAAGCTGCGCATGTGGGGCCGCTGGTCATACATTGGAGGCGGTAGTGGCGGCAACATGTTTAACCAGCTATTGGCATCCGGGAAGATAACGAAGACTGCTATCAATGACGCACTGCGCCGTATGAAGAAATCGGGTATTACCAAACCTGAACTGGAAGCCTTCTTCAAGGAAATCCTCAGCGGTAAAAATAAAAGCGGCCTGGCGTTTTGTACTGACGAGGAGGGATTGAAAATTGATTCAGTGCTTAGCACCGAGCTTGTGCGCTCCGGGAATAAAGCTCTCTATAAGCTAATCAAGGATCGGTATGTTTATCGCATGAGCAAGAAGGCCATGGCAAAAGAGCTAAACGAAAAGCATCCAGAATGGTGCTTGAGGACTTGCGAGAGCAGGGTTGATGTTTGGCTAAATTTAGCAGAATCGATGCTTTACGCACCAATGTGTGACGCGTTTGGCACAAATGGCGACAGATTTTACTTGAATAGTTGCGCGGAAAGTGCTTGAATTGTGATAGGCTCGGGACGTTAAAGCGAACTGAGCAGCAAGAAAAAATTAAAGGCCCAAGGCTAACCCCCTTGGGCTTTGTCATTTCTGCAATCCGGTCAGGGCTCTTGGGTAGAGACGTGCTGCACGACACGTCAAAGCCCTTCCGCGCAGAGCCCTGAACCAGATCGGAAATTTTATGCCTCAACCCAGTCGCCATCTTCGTTTTTAACGACCTCGACAAGGGTGTCGAACTGGCGTTTGCATTCTGCCGGGTCCTCGTCCCAGGTTGGCATTTCAGCCAGCCAGTTTTCCTCCGTGTCGACTGAACCGGTAAAGGGGTTCATCAGGAATTTTTCAGTAGTCATTTTGAGGGCCTCGTTAATTTCGCTTATGCGGGAATGAAGCACACGTTGCACATCCGCACCTATGGTAGATGGCAGTGCATACTTACCTGTTACCCAGTGCCGGACCGTTCGGTCACTAACAGAAAGTCTTTCCGCCATCTCGGTGACGAAGTGATTCCCGAACGCAGCCTTTCCAGCGGCGATAAAAGATTCGATGTTCATATTACGCCTTAGCAAGTTTCCAGGTTGATTTAAGGGCGGCAGCAAAGAATTCACAAGCTTTACGCCCAGCATTCTGCGGAAGAGAGGCGAATCCTTTAGCTTCTTCCCATGCTGCACGCATGATTGCCGCTTTGTCGAATTTGCCGTTAACGATGAGGGTTGTTTTTTTGGCGGCCTGATATTTTTTGAAAGTGTTGAGGATGCGCATTTGGAATCACCTTTGTGATATTGGCTGGGGCTTATCCCCTTGCCTGTGTAATTAATATACACCTTCCGATTATCGGAAGCTAGGGTTTCATGGTGATTTGCATCACAAAATGCGCAATTTGCTGGTTTAGCTCAGCAGGTAGAGCGCCTGCCTTGTAAGCAGGATGTCGGCGGTTCGATTCCGTCAACCAGCACCAGATGATGGCCTGACCTGATGACGGGTTCATGCCCCAACTTATCGTGGGCGTCGCGTCAACAGCGCCAAAAGCGGCAAGACCAAAGCAGGGGATTGTCTTCAGGATGGCCAGCATTACCATCGTTCCCTTACCGCCTGGTGATGAATTTTTGAAAAAAAACTATAATGCTTAAAAAATGATATAATTTTTGTTCGGCTAGTATCTATAGGGCGAGCATATGTATATATTTGAATTAGTTAAACCTGGCACCGGCATAAATCTTGAAGACCGGGAGGTTGCCTGGAAGTTTAACGGGCTTTTAAGGCAGTTAGAATCAGCGTTTTATGATGCAAATGTATCATTAAATTTATTTGAGTTAGAATTTGAGTTGGAAAGAGATAGAGTCACTAGGCTTGCTGATTATTCTCTAGAGCAGCGGGAAAAAGACGCCCAAAAAAGGCAAGAGTTAACGCATCAGGTTCGCCAAGAGCTTGGATTATCACTTTATGAGTTTTCCGATGAACTAAACTTCGAAGTAGGTGCTCGGTTAAAAAGAGAAAAATGGCAACATGGCGAGTTCCCACAATCCCATCGCCATAGAATTATTTTTTTGCATGCAAAGTCATTTCTTTATGCTTTGGATACCATCGATAAATTTTTAAAAGCGATATCTGATGAATCGGGGTCTCCACAGGAAATCAAACTGCTACATACTCAGATAGCTACTGATTTTCCAAACCTGAGGGGGGTAAGGAATTCAACTCAGCATTTAGAGGATAGGGCTCGTGGCCTAGGCGCAGGTAGATCTCCGCAACCTTTAAGCTTACAACCAGTGAATAACGGTTCTATTTTTGCCCCTCAAGGGGCGTTAATTCTGAGTAGTTTAAATGGAACAAAGTTTGGATGCACAATGGCAGATGGTCATTTTGGTGAAGTAGATGTGTCACCGGAGTCGATGGAAAAACTGAAGTCTATAATTCAAAAGACGTTTGATGCCTTCGAATGGGAGGGGCCAAAACAACATCTTCCGACGTAATTTCGCGTATAGAATTCCCTAGAGGCTACCAGTATTGGTAGCCTTTTCCATTTTCTCCGCCAGTACCTCGGCCACATTATTTTTAGTCGTGAGTTTTTCTGGCGGCTATTTCCCACATCACAAAGCGCCATCCGTCATCAACGGAGGTCAGAGGCCATGAAAATGAACAACCAGAACGAGAATATCGTTACCCATTTCTTTGCGTGGCTGGCTGCTGTTGCCTCAATGCTGGGGATCACTACACAGGACATGGTTTATATCCTCTTTGGTTTTATCGGCGTGGTGATTTCTCTCGCGTCGTTTGTGCTGGGGAGAATGGATGCGCGGAAAGAGCGTAACGAAGACAGTAAGCGAACGCAGTTACTCGCTGATTATCTCCATGGCGTACAGCAGAAACCGGTTCGTGAGCGCCCATCGTCCGCTGAAGTGATCACCGAATCAATGAACAGGATAAATAACGATGGCGCAACTGACTAAAAGAGCTGGTGCCACCGGCGCGGTTTGTTCTGTGGCAGCGATTATCGCAATAGTGCTGAATGCCGGTCACGTGCGAACCAACGAACGGGGGCTTGAGCTGATTGGTAATGCTGAAGGTTGTCGGCGTGATCCGTATGTCTGCCCGGCAGCTGTGCTCACCGATGGCATCGGGAACACGCACGGAGTTAAGCCCGGTGTGCGCAAAACTGACAAGCAGATCGCCGCTGACTGGGAAAGAAACATCCTTGAGGCCGAGCGTTGCGTAAATACCTATGGCAATGGCCGACGGTTGAGCGACAACACATTTTCAGCGGTAACGTCGATCACCTTTAATGCAGGCTGCGCCAATATGCAGAAATCGACATTGTTTGCACTACTCGTGAAAGGTCAGGTTACGCAGGCATGTAACCAGTTCTCTCGCTGGGTGTACGGTGGTGGGAAAGTTCTTCCCGGCCTTGTGACTCGTCGCGCCGCAGAGAAACAGCTCTGCCTGGATGGTGTGAAATGAGCCGGTTAACCGCCATTATCAGCGCCATTGTGATCTGCCTGATGGTTTGCCTTGGGTGGCTGGTAATGCATTACCACAACGCTGCATCTGAGCAGAAAACCCGAGCCGATAATGCAGAGCAACAGGTAAACGCAGCCCAGATCATCACATCCAACGTTCTGACCACCATGACCATCTTCAACACCATCGTCGAGGCCAATCAGCATGCAAAAGAGCAGATCGCACTGGACGCATCGGGAGCCTCGGCTGATATCCGGGTTGCTGTTGCGAATGATGACTGCACTAATCGCCCTGTGCCTGCTGGCGCAGTTAAGCGGCTGCAACAATTCGCGAACGGTCTACGTCAAGGTGCCGGTGGTCCCGTTACCGGCCAGCCTGACGGCTGACACCCCGCAACCGGAAATTCCCGACAACCTGACGTGGGGACAGAGCCTGGATTTAAACGTCAGTCTGCTATCAGCGCTGGGGCAGTGCAACCGGGATAAAGCTGACATCAGGCAAGCAGAATCAAAACGTCAGTAGGGCATTACAGAGCCACTTCCAGAGGTGGCTCGATAATGTCAAGGCGAGGACAAAATTATGGCAACACCGGACTGGGAGGCCATCGAATCGGCATACCGGGCCGGAGTCCTTAGTCTCCGTGATATAGGCGATAAATACGGCGTTACTGAAGGGGCTATCAGGAAGAGGGCTAAAAAGTTTGACTGGGTACGCAAGGCCAGTACGCAGGTACGCAAAAATGGTACGCAAAGTGGTACGCAAAAGAGTAAGGCGCGTACCAGCGAAAAGCCTGCCAGCTCTGGCCGTACGCAAAAAAGTACGCAACCGAAAGCCGAACCTCAACCAGATACGAAACCGATACGCGGGGTGCGTACCGATCCGCCGACTAACCCATTTCAACCCGGTAACCAGCAGGCGTTAAAGCATGGTGGTTACGCCCGCCGCCTTCTGCTTAAAGATGAGGTCATTGAAGACGCGAAAGCGTTGACACTCGAAGACGAATTATTTCGCCTTCGGGCTAACAACCTTGTCGCCGCAGAGAATATTGGCCGGTGGTTGACCAAGCTGGATGATGCTGAAGGGGACCAGGAAAGAAAGGTGTTGATGGAAAATATCAGCGCCGCCGAGAAGGCGATGATGCGCAATACCGTTCGTATTGAGTCCATCGTCGGCACGCTTGCGACGGTAGGCAAAATATTTGCTGATACGGACTATCGCAAGGCTGCTACTGATAAGGTGTCGCTGGAGGCCGATCGTCTTCGCCGTGATGCAGGTATTGATGATGGCAACGGAGAGCGTGACCTCAATGACTTCTACTCTGACATCCAAACCGACGCTGAATCCGGTCCTGCGTAGCTTCTGGACGACGCAGGCGCGTAACAAAGTGCTTTATGGTGGCCGGTCATCGTCAAAATCGTGGGATGCCGCTGGCATAGCCATATTTCTGTCGAATAAATACAGCCTGCGCTTTTGTTGTGCACGTCAGATCCAGAACAAAATTGAAGAGTCGGTATATACCCTGCTCAAAATTCAGATTGACCGCTTTGGCCTGCGGCATCGCTTCCGCATTCTGAACAACAAAATCATTAACCGGGTGACCGGGTCTGAATTCGTCTTTTATGGGCTCTGGCGCAACATTGAAGAGATTAAGTCTCTGGAAGGTATCAGCGTTCTGTGGCTTGAAGAGGCCCACGCGCTGACGGAATACCAGTGGAAGATACTGGAGCCTACCATCCGTAAAGAGGGCTCAGAGTGCTGGTTTATCTTTAACCCCGGACTGGTGACTGATTTCGTTTGGCGTAACTTTGTGGTCGATCCGCCAGAAGATACGCTGATACGCAAAATCAACTACGATGAAAACCCCTTTTTGTCCGACACCATGCTGAAGGTTATCGAGGCCGCTAAGCGCCGGGATCCGGATGGGTTTAAGCACGTCTACGAAGGCGTGCCAGAGTCGGATGATGATGCGGCCATTATCAAGCTGTCATGGATTGAGGCGGCCGTTGATGCCCACAAAGTCCTTAATTTCGAGCCAAGCGGGCGTAAGCGTATTGGCTTCGACGTTGCCGATAGCGGCGCCGATAAGTGCGCTAACGTCTATCGCCACGGCTCCGTCGTGTATTGGGCGGATGAGTGGAAGGCGAAAGAAGACGAATTGCTGAAGAGCTGCCAGCGTACGTATCAGGCAGCACTGGAGCGCGATGCTGATATCGTCTACGACTCAATCGGCGTTGGGGCATCTGCTGGCGCGAAATTCTCAGAAATTAATGAGGATCGTAAGCGCGAAAACATGAACGCATCCCGCATCAACTATCAGCGTTTCAACGCTGGCGCTGGTGTGAATGAGCCGGACTATGAATACATTGGCATCCCGAACAAAGATTTTTTCGCCAACCTCAAAGCGCAAGCCTGGTGGCTGGTAGCGGATCGCTTCCGTAACACCTTCAACGCGGTAAAGAACGGCGAGCAGTACCCGGTAGATGAGCTGATTAGCATTGACTCATCCTGTCCGCTGCTGGAAAAGCTCAAGCTGGAACTTACCACCCCGCACCGAGATTTCGACAAAAACGGTCGCGTGATGGTGGAAAGCAAGAAAGACCTCGCCAAGCGTGACGTACCATCGCCGAACGTGGCCGACGCGTTCATCATGGCGTTTGCTCCAACCGATACGGCAATGGATATCTGGGAAGCGCTGGGAAACAGCTAAATACCTGGAAATAACCGTTTCACGCAAAATTCACGCTATTCATTTTTCGACCCTGTTTATGCATGTTTTATTCACGCGCTTTTAGCCACTTAACCCCGATAAATAAGCCTTTGGCGGACATTTCATCATAGGAGGGATCCGGCTGGTGCGGGTAACAGTCATTATGTTAAATCGGGTCGTTTTTTAACAAATTATCCTATCCGCCACGAGTACCGAAAAAGCCGGAGAATAGTCACCATGGCGAAGAAAACAGGACGAGTCGCCACGGCGGATTCGTACGATAACTTTGTTGCCCGTGTAGGTATGCAGCAGCCTAACCAGCATGCCGCATCGACCTACAGGGCGAACTATACCAGCCGCAACCGCCTGCTCATCGAGTGGGCTTATCGTTCCTCCTGGATTATTGGCGCCGCAGTCGATTCGAAAGCGGACGATATGACCAAAAAGGGCGTGCGGATCACCAGTGAGATAGACCCGAAACGCCGTGGCATTCTTGAATCGCGGTTCGATGAGCTTCAGCTTTGGGATTGCATCAACGAGACGCTGAAATGGTCCCGGTTGTATGGCGGGGCGGTGGCGCTGATTCTGATTGAAGGTCAGGCACCGCTGACGCCGCTGGTGCTGGATAAGGTTGGCAAGGGCAGCTTTAAAGGTCTGGCTGTACTTGACCGCTGGATGATTAACCCACAGCTCACCAGGCGCATTAAGGCGCTTGGCCCTAACCTCGGCAAGCCTGAATTCTATGACATCGTGACAACGGCGCAGGGGCTTCCTGCGTGGACTGTTCACCACAGCCGACTGATCCGCATGGATGGTGTGAAACTGCCCTACCAGCAGAAAATCACCGAAAACGAGTGGGGTATGTCCATTGTCGAGCGCATCTTCGATCGTCTGACTTCCTACGATAGCACCAGCGTCGGCGCCGCCCAGCTTGCCTACAAGGCACATTTGCGAACGGCAAAGATTAAAAAGCTGCGTGAAATTATTGCCACGGGCGGTAAGGCGTTTGAAGCGCTTATCAAGAATATGGAAATGGTCCGCCAGTACCAGACGAACGAGGGTATGTCCCTGTTTGATTCGGAGGACGAATTTGAAACACATTCCTATTCTTTCGCGGGCCTGTCTGACCTGCTTAGCGAGTTTAAAGAGGATATCGCGGGTGCTGTTGGTATTCCTCTTGTCCGTCTGTTCCGCCAGTCACCGAAGGGTTTTTCAACCGGTGACGCTGACCTCGCGAACTACTACGACGACGTGGGAACGCTTCAGGAGCGAGATTTACGGCCTCACATCCGCCTGTTATTCGATGTACTGCATCGCTCAGAGTTTGGCGAGCCGTTGCCGCAAGATTTCACCTTTGAGTTTAACCCCCTGTGGCAGATGAGCGACACCGATCGCTCCACGGTGGCGACCAACACGACCACCGCCCTGGCAACCGCGGTGCGTGATTTGGGAATGTCGCCGGCTGCTGCTCTGACCGATTTGCGCGAACTGTCTGACGTTACCGGCATCGGTGCTTCAATTAGCGATGAGGATATCCAGAATGCGGCGAAACAGTGGCAGGAGACTGAATCTGAAACCAGCCCTCCGCCGCCGATCGGAGGTCCAGTATCAGAAAAGCCTACTGGCGATAGTCGACCAGATAAATCAAATCGTCACGGGTTCCTACGATGGTTCACAGGCAAGCGCTGAGAGCATTGCTAAATCGCTTGTTGACTACTCCGGGGTGATCGACGACTGGGCCGAAATGGTCGGTCGAAAGATGTTTGCCCAGGTGGAGCGTGAAGAGTGGAATCAGTGGCGTTCTGTTTCGGAAGAAATATCCGCTGGTCTGCGTGACGTGATTAGTAACACTCCTGTCGGCATGGTGGCACAAGACATCGTTTACCGGCAGATTCGCTATATGAAGTCTCTGCCATTAGAGGCGGCCGGACGTGTCAGGGAGATTCAGGAGCGTGCGATACAGGCTGTCATCCATGGTGAGCGTCCCGATCAGCTTTACGAGATGATCATGCAGTCCGGCGACGTGGCGGCCAGCAGGGCGCGGATGATAGCCCGCACCGAGATAGGGCGCGCAACTGGCGCGCTGACTCAGGCTCGGGCGCTGTCCGTTGGTTCTGAGGGGTACTGGTGGCGCATTGAAGGTGCAGGCACCAGGCCATCACACCGAAAAATGAAAGATAAGTTTGTGCGCTGGGATAGCCCGCCAACGCTCGATGGCATGACCGGACACGCCGGGTGCCTGCCTAACTGCAAGTGTTGGTCGGAAGTGCAAATACCTGACCCTGTAAAATAACAGGCCGCCAATGAGCGGCCTTTTCAATGCCCGCAATTCAGCAGGTAACCCATGAAATATTTCTTTAAAACCCGCCTGGGCAATACCCGCTTTCAACTTGCTGATGGGTCAGTCCTGTTTAAGGACGTCCCGATCGCAAGGACTGGTGAGCAGGTATATGGCGCTGAGGAGCTGCCTGACCTGCAGCCTGATAGCCACGGACTCATAACCGTACGGCGCACACCTGAAGAAGTTTTCAGCGAGCGCACTATCGCATCGTTTGAGGGTATGGCCGTCACGATAGGCCACCCCAAAGACTTCAGCGGAAACATCATCTTCGTCACGCCAGAAAACTGGCGGCAACTCTCTAACGGGCACATCCAGAACGTTCGCCGAGGCGCGGGTGATAAATCAGACCTGCTGCTGGCGGACGTCATTGCCAAAACGCCTGAGGCCATTCAGGCAGTGGAGAACGGCGACGAAGAGGTGAGCTGCGGTTATGACGCTGACTACCGACAAATCTCGCCGGGCATCGCAGAGCAGTACGCGATAACCGGTAATCATCTGGCCTTTGTCCCTAACGGGCGGGCTGGTTCACGTTGTGCATTGGGAGACGCTATGCCGAGCACTACTAAAAACTGGTTTACCCGGCTGTTGAAGGCCCGTAAAACCAACGATGCCGCCGAAATGGCGAATCTTATCGACAACCCGCCTGATGATGTCACGGGCGATAACGATGTATCGACCTCTATGACACCCGGTGGAGTGATCATTAACCTTGCGCCGCAAAATCCGCTTCCCGGCCCGGCATTGCCTGGTACCGGCGATGCCGAGGAAGAAATTCCTGCATGGGGTAAGGCGCTGATTGAGGCGGTTGCCAAACTCACGCCTGCGGCAGCTGCTCCTGGTACCGGCGATGCCGAGGACGAAGATGAGAAAAAGGAAGAAGAGGGTAAGGTTACCGGCGATGCCGCTTACCGTGCCGATCTGATTCAGCCAGGCATCCAGTTGCCAGAAAAGGCGAAGCCGACGGCATTCAAGCGTCAGGTGCTCGCCTCTGCAGATCAATCTCTGGTGCGCTCTATTGTCGGTGATGCCGATATCAGCAAGCTGAAAAAAGCCACGGTAGATATGGCTTTCACGGCTGTTTCTGAGCTGGCGAAAAACCGCAATACCAAAACCGTCGACAGCCTGCAAACGCAGACTGCCACCACTGTTAAAACCATTGCCGGTATGAATCAGGCCGCGCAGGAATTCTGGTCTAAACGAGGCTAACCAATGGGTAATACATTTCTTTACCGGATGCCAGCGGGCATCGCCGGGGCAATTTCTCGTCCGCAGGATCTGACGGTTGAACCTCAACTGCTGGACTCCTCCAACCTTTTCCCCGCTTACGGCCTTGGCGGCAAGATTTCCTCCGGGAAATTTGTGCCAATCGCTGCGAGCGATACAGCGTCGGTGCTGGTGGGCATTTACGTTCGTCCGTATCCGACCGCCAGCCAGCCGGATAAAGTCCAGCAGGTAGGCAGCGGTAAAAACTTCACCGGCGATTGCCTGGTCCGTGGTTACGTCACGGTAAACATCGGCGCGGATGCATCCAGCGTTGCGCTGCATGGCCCGGTCTACATGCGAGTGGCCACACCATCCGCCTCAAGCCCTCTCGGCGCGTTCCTTGCCGCCGCTGATGGCTCGAATACCGTCCAGATCACTAACGCTTACTTCAATGGCCCTGGCGACACCAGCGGCAACATTGAGCTGGCCTTCAATATTTAAGGAAATCGCAAATGCCAATGACATTTGACCAGGCGACAGTCGACGGCACTGGTGCCTTTCTTGTCCATGAGCTGGAGCGTCTCGATCAGACACTGAATCTGCCGCTGGTGAATTTCACCTGGTCGCGCGATATCCAGTTGCGTGAAGACGTGTCTATTGCTGATGAGATCAGCTCGTTCACTAACACCACTTTTGCTGCTGCCGGTACGCCGAATGCCAACGGCAAAAACTGGCTTAGCAAAGCCGCGACCGCGATGGCTGGACTTAACGTCGACATCGCAAAAACTGGCTTCCCGCTCACACTGTGGGGTATGGAGCTTGGCTGGACCGTTCCTGAATTGCAGGCAGCTGCGCAGGTTGGTCGCCCGATCGACACGCAGAAGTACGACGGCATGCAGCTGAAGTGGAACATGGACACGGACGAGCAGGTTTATATCGGCGATTCCGGTCTGAACGTTAAAGGCCTGCTGAACCTGGCACAGGTAACGCCGACCAACGCCGCGAAGACCTGGGCGACCTCCACCGCTGACGAAATCCGGGCGAGCATTAATGCCGGGTTGAGTGCTGCGTGGGCCAACTCAGCTTACTCCATGGTACCGACGGACCTGCTGATTCCGCCGGAGCAGTTCTCTCTGCTGGCAAGCACCATCGTATCCAGCGCTGGTAACCAGTCACTGCTGACCTATCTGGAAACCAACACCATCGCATACCACCAGAACGGGCGTCCTCTGAACATCCGTCCGGTGAAATGGGCGAAAGGTCGTGGCGTGTCGAACTCTGATCGCATGATGTTCTACACCAACGACAAGAAATACGTTCGCTTCCCGATGGTTCCGCTGATGAGCGTGCCGATCCAGTATCGCGGCCTGTATCAGCTCGTAACCTATTACGGCAAGCTGGGTGCAGTAGAGCCGGTTTATCCGGAAACTCTGGCCTACGTCGACGGCATCTAACCTGCGGCGGCCCGAAAGGGCCGCTCATGAGGACTTGCAATGAAAAAGATTTACGTACTCTCCCCGTTTAACTTCAACGACGGCAAAGAGCAAAAGCATTTCCCGGTTGGCTTCCACGACGTCGATGACACGGTTGCTGATCACTGGTTCGTAAAAGCGCACTGTTCTCCGGATGGCGAAGCGCCAGCGGTCGCAGAAGACCCGCGCATTGCTGAGCTGGAAGCAAAAATCGCCGAGAAAGATGCGCGTATTGCTGAACTCGAAGCGCAATTGCCGGAGACTACCAATAATGGCAAGAAATCAAAGTCTGCCGACGCCTGAGCAGTTCAGGGCAACCTTTCCGCAGTTCGCTGACGAAACAAAGTACCCCTCGCAAATGATCCAGGCTCGACTGAATCTTGCTGATGCCATGCTGAGTGAGTCGCGCTTTGGCGTGGATATCTTTCCCTACATCGTCGGGCTGTATGTTGCGCACTACATGTACCTTTACGCCGCCGATATGCGTGGTATGGCTGTGGGTACTGCTGGTGGTGTAAATAGCGGCATACAGACCGCGAAATCAGTGGATAAGGTTTCAGCCAGTTATGACGCAAGCGCAACCCTGGACCCTAATGCCGGTTTCTGGAACAACTCCCGTTACGGATCGGAGTTCTGGGAATACCTGATGATGTTTGGTGCCGGAGCGGTTCAACTGGGGACGCCGGAATGAAAAGCGGGCTCACAATTCGGGAAGACAATTACAGTGTCGTTCTGGATGCGCTGAAACAACTGTCAGGCACTGATGTGCTGGTTGGTATCCCGGCAGGTCCTCCGCGCGATGATGCGCCGCTGAGCAACGCTGAGCTGGGGTATCTCCAGTCCACCGGGGCAACCGTAGAGATAGACGGTGAGACCGTTACTCTGCCGCCAAGGCCATTTCTGGACATGGGCATTGAGGATTCCCGGGATAAAACGACCGAGCGTTTAAAGCTGGCCGCTCAGTCTGCGCTTGAAGGTAAGGCAGATGTGGCGTCGATGCATCTTGAAGCCGCAGGCCAGATTGCGCGTGATGCCTCAAAGGCTGTCATTGAGGCAGGCGATCGTCTGACCCCACTATCTGGAAAGACCATCAAGAAGCGCAGAGAAATGAAGCCGCCCATCCCAGGCGATAAGCCGTTGCGTGCCCGCGGATTCCTTTTCAGAGCGATTCAGTATGTCGTGAGGAAAAAATAATGCCGTTTCTCGATGTGACTGATGTTCTGCTTGATCCGGACTTTGTCGACCTGTCGCTGGTGTGTCACCGGCAGGTGCAGATGGTCGATGAGGATAACTTCCCCATTAACACCCCGCAGGAAATCCCTTTTAACGGCGTAGTGACTGTTGACCGTTCGCTTGAAGCAAGGCGAATGGCCGCCGGGCAAAACATCAATGGCGCCATCCTCATCGTTACCCAGTTCAGGCTAACGCAGGGGATGCCCGCCAGTGATTCAACGCCAGAACTCGACGCTGATATCGTTTTATACAGCGGAAGACGGTACCGCGTGACCTTTGTCGATCCGTACACCCGATACGGTGCCGGGTTCGTGCAGGCACATTGCGAGCTTCTGGAGTTTAACGGAGGGATTCCCGTTGAGTAACGACAGCACAGAGCCTGGGTATCTAACCCCCGTCGGGGATGCTCCTGATTACGATAAGGAGCTGGAAAAGCAACTGAGTCGCTGGGTAAGAGGCGTGACGGGGATATCAGTTAATCTGGTGTTGCCCCGGTTTACCGATCCCCAGTCCAAAATACCACCGAACGGTGAGACGTGGTGCGGGTTTAACTTTTCCACGCTCTCACGTCCCGGCACTCCTGCAAATGTCCAGGTAAGCGAAGAGCAGAGCGAACAATGGTCATGGGAGAGTATCCAGGTGCTTTTCTGTTTCTATGGCCCCGGCGGTTCCGGGATGGCCACGCGGTTTCGTGACGGAATGTTTGTAGATCAAAACGCAGATACGTTGCGACGAATCTCGGGTTTGTCGCTGGTGAGCGCTGATGATATACGAAACCTCCCCGAATTGATCAACAACCAGTGGGTGCGCCGGTATGACCTTGCCGTGACCCTTTCCCGCAAAAACACCCGTACCTACAACGTTAAATCTGTCGTTGACCCTAACGTCACGATAGTTACCGGAGACTAACATGGAAAAAGGGCTTCCCCTTAACCGTATCGCTAACGTGACGGTGACGCTTTCTGCTCGGGCCGCGCAGGGGCGCAATTTTGGCTCAATGCTCATCCTGGGCGACTCAACTGTTATTCCGATTTCTGAGCGGCTGCGCCTTTACTCCAGCGCTGATGATATCGGCGATGACTTTGGTGTAGACAGCCAGGAGTATGCAGCGGCCGTTATCTGGTTCTCCCAGCAACCTCAGCCGACTCTGGTGTATGTCGGTCGCTGGGCGAAAACGCTGGCTACTGGCGAAACAGGCAGCGCAGAAAGCCTCCTGCAGGCGGTTAACGCTTTGCTGGACTGGAATTCATGGTATGGCCTTCATCTTGCCGTGCCGGTAGCTGATTATCCTTCCGACACCGACATTATCAGTGTGGCGGCGGCTATCGAAGCCGCGAGTGTATCCCGCATCTTTGGCGTTACCTCGGCTGATTCAACGATTCTTGACGCGGCTACCACGACGGATCTGGCTTCCAAGCTGAAAGCAGCGAAATACAGCCGTACCTTTATCCAGTACTCGACCAGCAGCCGCTATGCTGCGCTGTCCTCGTTTGCGCGTGCGTTTACTGTTGACTTCACCGGAAGCAACACGACGATCACCCTCAAGTTTAAACAGCTGCCGGGCGTTACCTACGAAACCCTTGGTACCTCGCAGGCTAACAACCTGGAGGCGAAAAACTGCAACGTTTACGTGTACTACGAAAACGATACAGCGATTCTTGAACAGGGCGTTATGGCAAACGGCGATTTCTTCGACGAGCGCCATGGCCTCGACTGGTTGCAGAACGCCGTACAGACGGCTGACTACAACACGCTCTATACGAGCACAACCAAAATCCCCCAGACCGACGCCGGTACCACAACCCGTATCGCCAACATTGAGCTGGTGCTCGATAAGGCTGTGCAAAACGGTCTCTTTGCGCCGGGTAAATGGACTGGTGGCCCGATTGGCCAGCTCAATACCGGTGACATGCTGACGAAGGGCTATTACACCTGGGCAGAAAACGTTGATGACCAGCTTCAGGTCGATCGCGAAGCGCGGAAAGGTGTGCCAATTCAGGTTGCCGGGAAACTGGCCGGAGCCGTTCATTACGGCACCGTCGCAATCACGGTCGTGCGCTAAGGAGCCATAGATGTCTACGTATTCGTTTCTTGATGTTTCGGCCTCTCTCGCAGGGCCTACCGGGTTAGTTGAGCTTGGCTACGGCTCAGCGAACGCCGAAGAGGGCATTACTGTCACAATGACAGAGGCCAAAAACACCATGACCATCGGCGCCGATGGCGAGGTGATGCACAGCCTGCACGCCGGAAAGAGCGGCACTATCACGGTAACTTTGCTGAAAACCTCCCCGGTAAACAAAAAGCTCTCGCTGATGTACAACGCACAGAGCCTGTCCTCGGCGACGTGGGGCAATAACGTCATCGTCATTCGCAACAAAGTATCAGGTGATACCACTACAGCGCGTTCTTGTGCTTTCCAGAAGCAACCCGATCACGCTAACGCCAAAGTCGGCAATACGGTTTCCTGGGTCTTTGACTGCGGCAAGATAGATCAGCTGCTTGGGGAGTTTTAACAGATGGAATTTGAAATCAAAGGCGTTAAATACCGCACCGCAAAGCTTGATGTTTTCCAGCAGTTGAAGGTTAGCCGCAAACTGCTGCCGGTGCTGGCCGGGCTGGTTAGCGAATTTTCCACGCTGAAAGCGCAGGCCGCTGCGGGTAACTCAGGTGCAGTGCTGGAAAGCGTACTGCCGAAGATTGCCGATACGCTGGCAGCTCTGCCAGAAGAGGACGTTAACGCGGTGATTCATCCGTGCCTTGGCGTTGTTATGCGCCAGCATGAAAAAGGGTGGGTGAAAATTTTCGATCAGGGCGCGCTGATGTTCGACGATATCGACCTGTTCACGATGCTGCAGCTGGTGGCGCGGGTGGTCGCCGACAGCCTGGGAAATTTTTTGAAAGAACTCCCCGGCAGCGGGACGCCTACCCAGCCATAGGTCCTGTCCTCGAATCCATGCCAGAGGGTGAGGATTTCCTGATGCGCCCGGTGGATGCCGGGCTCATCCATTACACCGACCTGAAAGATGGATCAGTAGACCTGGCTGATATTGCCCGTATGAATGACTGGCTGGACCTGAAAGCCGATAACGAAAACCGCATAGCGAAATGGAGAGAGGCTAATGAACGCTGAAACGCTCAAGGACTTTCTGATCTCGCTTGGGTTCAAAGTTGATGAGGCTGGCGCCAGAAAATTCGATGCCGTCGTTGCCGGGACAACGCTTAAAGCGATTGAACTGGGCGTCAAAGTTGAGGCGGCGGCGCTTTCCGTCGTTGCATTCACCGCGAAAATTGCCAGCGGTCTCGACGACCTGTACTGGGCCTCTCAGCGCACAGGTGCGACGGTGGAGGGCATTAAGCAGATTGGGTATGCGGTTAGTCAGGTTGGCGGCAGTGTCGACGGGGCCCGCGGCTCTCTCGAAAATCTTGCCAGGTTCATGCGTAACAATCCCGGCGCTGAGGGGTTCCTGAACCGGCTGGGGGTTCAAACGCGTGATGCCAGCGGCAACATGCGGGATATGGCGACGATCTTTACCGGCGTCGGCCAGCGTCTTAGCAGTATGCCGTATTACCGCGCGAACCAGTACGCTCAAATGCTGGGGCTGGATGAAAACACCCTGATGGCAATGCGTCGCGGTATCGGCCAGTTTAGTGGCGAATACACCGCGATGGCGAAGGCGATCGGCTATAACGCCGATGTGGCCGCCGTCAGCTCCAATAAATTCATGACCTCGCTGCGCTCCTTTGGGCTGATGGCAGGCATGGCGCGGGATAAAATCGGCTCCAGTCTCGCTGATGGACTTGCTGGCTCTCTGGACAGGCTGCGCCGTCAGATCATGGAGAATTTCCCGAAAATTGAAGGGGCGATAACCAGCACCGTGAAAGGGATTCTCTGGGCTGGTGAGATGGTAGGCAGGGTAATTTACCGCCTCATCCAGCTGGGTCAGAGTATCAGCGACTGGTGGGACTCTCTTGATAAGCAGTCGCAGCAGCTGATCGAACTAATTGGAGCGCTAACCGCAGCGTGGTGGATGCTCAACCGCGCTATGCTCGCATCGCCGATTACGTGGGTTCTCGGTCTTGCCGCTGCCATCGCTTTGCTATGGGAGGATTACCAGACCTGGAAGGAGGGCGGTAAGAGCCTCGTTGACTGGGGGAAATGGAAGCCTGAAGTAGACGCAGCACTGAAAATGGGCGGTGACCTGAAGCAGACTGTCCTCGATCTCGGAAAAGCGCTGGCAAAGCTACTCAATATCGATCCTAAATCCTGGTCTTTAAAATGGGATTTCAGCAACTTCATTACCCAGATGGGTGAGTTTAGCAAGATGCTGAATATGATCGGCGACCTGCTTAACGCTATCAAGGACGGTCGATGGTCAGATGCTGCAAGTATTGGTAAGGCTCTTCTCAAACAAGGTAGCGATCAACCTGACGTCCTTCCTGGTGTTACCAGTAGCGCAGTCAGTGCGCGAGGTAAAGTTCTGGGATTTTGGGAGGAGGTTAAATCTCGTTTCAGTGATGGCGGCTGGTATCAGCATGAGCAGAACACGCTTGCCGATCGCAACAATAACCCCGGCAATATTCGGCCCGTAGGCGGTGGTGGTTTTCGTGCGTTTGGTTCTGCGCTGGAAGGCTGGGAGGCCATGAAAAACCAGCTCATGCGGTACTTTACTGGTAAAACGACCGGGCGCCGCCTGCAGACTATCATGGATATCGTCAGCACCTGGGCACCTGCGGCCGATAACAACGATCCTGCCAAATATGCCCGTGATGTTGCTGGCTGGATGGGTGTATCGCCGACGGCAGCATTAAACCTGTCCGACCCCAATACGATGGCTATGCTCATGCAGTCTATGGCCCGCAAAGAGGGGTATTCGAACTGGAATAGCCCGCTTGCCCATCAGGCTGCTGGAGCGCAGGTGAATCAGCAAAACACCTACAACATCTATGGCGGTAATGCTCAGGAAATTGGGCAGGAAGTCAGTCGCCGACAGCTTGATGCTAATGCCAGGGTGCTGAGAAATAACCAAACTGGAGCAGGATGATGGATATTCTTTCTACTCTCTTTCAGCAGCAGAGCAGGCGGATCGGGCTGATAGTCCCCAGTGTTGTTATTTCGGAAAAGCACGATGACTCGCTTGAAATAACCGAGCATCCCGTAGAGGTCGGCGCAGCAATTTCCGACCATGCATTTCGACGTCCTTCGGAAGTGGTAATGCAGGTCGGTTTCGCTGGTGGCGGTTCCTTGCTTGACTTTGTAGATACGTCTTCTCTTGGGCTGAGCGTAGGTATTGGCCCGAAGGAGACTTATCAGGAACTGTTAAATCTGCAGAGCAGCAGGGTGCCTTTAGATGTGGTTACCGGTAAGCGGATTTACAACAATATGTTGATCCGTGCGCTTGAGGTTACTACTGACAGGACGTCGGAAAATATTCTCTCTGCCGTGCTGACGCTCCGGGAAGTGATTATCACAAGCACAACTACCACGCAGGTGTCTCCAAAGTCCAATATGAAGTTAGGGACGAACACCTCAGCTGTGCAAAACTCCGGGGTGAAAACGCCAGTGCAAAAAAATGAATCAATATTGAGCCGGTTAAGTGGCTTTGTAGCGGGAGGGTAAATGACGATCAGCGAAATCCCTCTTTCCCCGGAAAACCAGCGATTCTCCATATCTGTGGCAGGTCAAAGTCTGCAAATGGCTGTGACCTGGCGTGCTGCTTTCTGGTGTCTGGATATTATGGATAGCAGCGGTGCGGACCTGATAAAGGGGATCCCGCTTATCACCGGCGCCGACCTGCTGGCGCAGTATCGCTATCTCGGGCTTGGCTTTTCGCTTTATGTTGGCTGTGACAACCAGTCCAGCGAAAATCCCACTGAGGCCGATCTGGGGATTTACAGCCATCTTTATGCGGTAACGGAGTAAAAATGTCTCAGAACTGGATGCGGCACTTTGAGCTACAGCTTGTCGACCCCGATGGTGGCGCTATCGACCTTGGAAGTTTTAAAGTCACTTTTAATATCGATTGGTTTAACCTAAGCAGTGAGACGCGCATAGGTACTTTCAAAATCTATAATCTGTCCGCAAATACGGTTAACCGCATCATGGGGAATGAGTTTAACCGAGTGAGGATTATTGCTGGGTATGATGGCATTGCAGCTGATGTTCCCGCCAACCAGGTAGGCGTCGCCAGGACAGTAAATCCCGATGAAGTCGGACAGATGGATGGTCGAAATTATGGGCTGATTTTCGACGGGGAAATCCGGTACACCATCACAGGGAAAGATAACCCCGTTGATAGCTTTGTCCTCATTCAGGCGGCTGATTCTGACCGGGCATTCGCTACCTCGATCACTGCGCAGACGCTGGCGGCTGGCTATACGGTCTCTGACGTCAATGCAGTGCTCATGAAGGACTTCAACGCTAACGGGGCCACGGAAGGGAATACCCCTGCAATGCCTGCAACGGTGTTTCCTCGCGGCAGGGTGCTTTTTGGTATGACCAGGCATCTGATGGATAACGTCGCCGAGCAATGCAAGGCTGACTGGATGTTTGTCGACGGTAAGCGGGAAATGGTGGCGAAAAATGAGGTTGTTCACGAAGCCATTAAACTGAACAGCGCCACCGGCCTTGTGGGTATGCCTCAGCAGACCATTGGTAGCGGCGTTAACGTCCGCTGCCTGATTAACCCTAACATCCGCGTTAATGGCCTGATCGAGCTGAATCAGGCTTCTGTATTCCGTACCGTACTGGGGAATAACGATATCGCCATGACCCAAGGGCGTATCACTGACCAGAACAGCAACGGAAACATCACCATTGAAGGCACAACTGCGCAGCCTGCCAGTATTGCTACTGACGGCGTTTATATTGTCCGTGGCATTATGTACACTGGCGATACAAGGGGTCAGGCGTGGTACATGGATATGATGTGTGAGGCGCGTGGCGCGGTGGATTTAAGAAGTCAAACGGCAATGAATCAGTGGGGTTAAATTGAGAACATTAAACGCCGCCGTAGTTTTGTTGGCTGTCGCGTCTTTTGCAGCCATTGCAGCCCCAGGGAAGTATGAGACATTGGCTGTTGATCTGATGGATCATCAGCAGTTTACTGAGTGGCAGCACTATGCATCAGCAACGCCTTTCTTTGCTATGAATGGTCGGCGCTTCTCAATGACCATTGACGATTTTGCAGATGTCATGAGCAATACATTTAAAGAGTGTGAGGATATGGATGCCTACACGAATCGTAAAGGGTCGACAGATGACTGCAAAGCATATATTTATAAAGGGATAAAGGAGTGGACCGCGCTATCCAGAGATAAATCTGTAAGTGATGTCGCATGGAAGATGGGTACCCAATATGCATTTAACTCTCGCAATCCTATAGCACACATGAATGTTTGGGACTTTAACGGATGGGCTGCGGGGATTCGTGTGGCCAAATCTAAAGGTTACTAACAGCATGTATGCACCTAAGATTATCGGGTCTTTCCCGTGCAAGAAAACTTCAAGTAATTAACAATTATACTTAAGCGTCCTAACTTCTCTGTGGATTATATGAAAAAAATAACTGTTGTTCTTTCTCTCGTATTTCTTGCGTTTAATGCTCATGCCAAAACGGTATCTGACTTCATTAATGAACACCCAGAATTGGCAAAAAAACCGACAATCAAAACCGCCATTCAGCAAATAGCCATAGGCAACGCAGGCATGGAGGCTGTAAGTAACGGAGCCACAAGCGGAACCTTAGCTGAAGATAGCCAGAAGCTATTGGCTGAAAATGGGTATGACTTTGCTCAGGGGGCTCTTAGAGAACTTGCTACCACCGGCTGCTCAGATAATGGGTTAGCTGATATTTACGGACTCAGAGAGAAAGATTGTCAGATAATCATAAAAGTTGACTCTGAGATAGAATAATTCCTGCTAAAGATAAACAGCCCGCCAATGGCGGGTTTTTTTATGCCCGGAGTAAACCGAATGGCAGTATCTGATAAAACCCGCAGTGGTGCGCTGGCGGAGGTTCTGGCGTCAGAGCGAAAAACTACCAGCGAACAACTACGCGTAGCGCTACCTGGCATCATCCAGTCGTTTGATCCGGATACCGTAACTGCAGTTGTTCAGCCTGCAATCCGCTACGTCGAACGAGATAACGACGGTAACAAAAGCACGAAAGATTACCCGCTGCTGGTGGACGTTCCTGTCGTTTTCCCCCGCGGGGGTGGCTGTACGCTGACCTTTCCCGTTAAAGAAGGTGATGAATGCCTGGTGATATTTGCCGACCGCTGCATTGATTTCTGGTGGCAAAGCGGGGGTGTACAGGAGCCGGTAGACGGGCGCATGCATGATTTATCCGATGCCTTCTGCATTGTCGGCCCGCAGTCTCAGGCGAAGAAAATCGGCGGCATCAGCACCAGTGCGGTAGAGCTGCGCAGCGATGACGGGGAAACAAAGTTGAGCCTTAATCCCGCCAGTGGGGCTATCGACGGCACGGCGCCGGGAGGTTTTAACCTGAACGGGCTTAAAATTCTTTCTGACGGACGCCTGCAGCTGGTGGATGGCTCAATCGTCGATAAGCATACGCATGGTGGCGTTGAGCCTGGTGGCAGCAGTACAGCACCACTCGGAGGATGATATGCGATACCGTAGAGAAGATGACGATGGGGATTACACCTTCGGTCAGGGTGATGATACCTGGCTGGTTAACTCCCCAGAGGCTGTCGCGCAGGCCATAAAAACGCGCTTTCTGCTTTGGTACGGACAGTGGTTTCTGGACACCACAGAAGGTACGCCGTGGATTCAGTCCGTTTTGGGTAAGCAAAAGCCGGATACCTACAACCTCGCTATCCGTAAGCGGATCCTCGAAACGCAGGGGGTTAGCTCAATCACTGCATTTAATACCACCGTTGACGGCACCACGCGCCGTGTAACGTTCACAGCAACGGTGGAAACCATCTACGGGACAACCACAGTAACTTCGGAGGCGTAATGTCTTTGGACCTCGACACACTCGGCTTATCGGCAACTGTAACCGCTGAGGGGATAAGTGCGCCCGACTATCAGACCGTTCTGGACACCATCACCGGCTATTTTCAGCAGATTTATGGCAGTGATGCCTATCTCGACCCGGACAGCAAAGACGGCCAGATGGTCGCTCTGGTGGCTCTGGCCATTCACGATGCCAACAATACGGCTATTTCTGTTTACCGGTCATTTTCTCCGTCGACGGCGCTGGACGATGCATTAACCAGTAACGTCAAAATTAACGGCATCACTCGCCGTGCTGCGACAAACTCTACGGTCGATGAGCTGATCGAGGGTGAGGCCGGAACGTTAATCACAAATGGCTCTGTGAAAGATGCCAACGGTATCATCTGGAATCTTCCTTCTCAGGTGACAATTGGTATTGATGGGACGGTTATTGCTACAGCGACGTGTTCTGTTGCTGGCGCTGTGGCGGCCCCTGCCGGGTCAGTCAATAAGATAAACACCCCGACACGTGGCTGGGTATCAGTAACTAACCCTCAAGCGGCTACCGTTGGCGTTGCTGCCGAAACAAATGCTGAATTGCGTGTCCGGCAATCACAGAGCGTTGCTTTACCGTCTCTGACGCCGTTTGAGGCGGTAGATGGTGCGATAGCAAATATCAGCGGCGTAACCCGTCACAAGCTGTATGAGAACGATACAGATACCACTGATGCAAATGGCCTGCCTCCGCACTCAATCGCGGCCATTGTCGAAGGGGGTGATGCGACGGTCATTGCAAACAGCATTCGTGGTGTTAAAGGACAGGGCGTAACACCCTTCGGTAGTACGGTGATTGTTGTGCCTGATAAGTACGGAAACCCTCACCCGGTAGGTTTTTCAAGGCCGGTCGATGTACCCATTTACGTCAAAATCACTATCGAACCTCTTACGGGCTACACATCCCAGGTTGGCGAAGAGATAAAGGCGGCTGTATCTGCCTACATTAACTCTCTGGCAATCGGCGCCAGCGTTCTTCTCAGTCGCGTTTACTCACCGGCTAACCTGGGCGTCGTTAGTGGAGGTAATGCCCGGTATTACGACATTACCGAATTGCTGATTGGGACATCTTCGGCAGGAGTGGCTGCGACCAATATCGTAATAGCTTTCGATCACTCCGCATCCTGCAGGGTTGCGGACATTAATCTGGAAGTGTCTGTATGAGTAAATACACTGACAGGATAACGAACTATCACGCAGGGAAACCTAAGTTTTTTGCACACATTGACCTCTCAACGCGACCGTTAATCGACGTTTCAGCCGCAATGACAGGCATGATTCAGGATTTCGAAATTGATACCGCCATCGGCCAGCAGTTGGATATTCTGGGTGAATGGATAGGCCGCAAGCGCAGGGTCAGGACGCCTATCTCTGGCGTGTATTTCTCGTGGGATACAGAGAAACTTGGCTGGGACCAGGGCGTCTGGCAGGGACCTTTCGATCCTGATGATGGGTTTCTTGACCTGAGTGACGAAGTTTATCGACTGGTGCTAAAAGTCAAAATTGCTATAAATAACTGGAACGGGCAGAACGACACATTGCCTGAGATTCTCGACAATGCCCTGACAGGATCGGGTATTCGTATGGCAATTGTCGATAATCAGGATATGTCCATTTCTATATGGATACTTCCTGACCCTACGGTTGTTATCAGTGAAATTGACAGGATGATTCTCGATAGCGCAGTTAATAAGGGGCCATTCATCGCATTACCTCCCGGTTACGTTCCATCTCGTTATGACCTGAATCCCATCGATCAGGTTAATGCTGAATTATGGTGGGCTATACAAAACGGATATATGACCGTTAAAACTGCGGGTGTAAAAGTGAGGGAAATACAGATGCCGTCAAATGGTGGCTATTCTTTTTTTGGTTTTGATGTGGATAACGAATATATATCCGGATTTGACTCTGGTAACTGGGGAGAAGATTTATAATGCCTACCAATGATTTTAAAGCTTTTGCAACTGGAAACGGCGCAAACGTAATTTCTCAGGCTGATTATTTAGCCCTTGCTGCGTTAGTAAGCGGATTTTCATCTGGTAAAGCTTCTTCCGCGCAGGTGAATAAAGCTCTCAGGCAGGCCACGGTAATGGCTAATGTCCTTGCTCAGTTTATCGCGGATTCAGCAAATGTAGATGTGCTAGATGACGGTAATACAGCAGCAATTCTTTCTAACCTTAAAAATAGTATGCCTGGCCGCCTTTTGGGTGTGCAAGTTGTCACCAGTAGCGCGCTGATTACTAAATCAGCCGGTGCAAAAAAATGGCGCATCAGAGCTCTGGGTGCGGGAGCTGGAAGTTCTGCCGCTCCGGCTACCGATGCTGGGCAGGTTTCAATAAGTAATGGTGGCGGGGCTGGCGCATATGCTGAGGGTATCTACGACGTATCAGCATTATCATCGGCCACGGTGACGATTGGTAGCGGCGGCGTGGGGGGTACAGCAATTTCACCATACGGAGGGGATGGCGGGACAACATCCGTAGGTACTCTTATCTCAGCACCTGGCGGCAAGGCGGGATTGCCAGCAGGACCGGCTATCCCTCCATTCCAGCCCGTGGCAAATACAAACTCAAATAGCCCGACAGGGTGGAATATTATAGGTACTTCTGGATCTGGTTCTGAGGCAGCTGTAGCTGTATCCACCAGTTACGCTGCCGGATCTCGAGGTGCAAATAGCCAGTTAGGGGTTGGTGGTTCTGTCCCGGCGATTAATATGCCTGCAAATACTGGTGGCGGTTATGGTTCTGGTGCATCTGGCTGTTCTAATGGCGTATCGCAATCTTTGAAACCTGGAGCATCAGGTCGTGATGGGGTTGTTATTATTGAGGAGTATGCATAATGGATAATAATGCATGGGCAGTTATTGATAGTGCTGGCATTGTCGTAAATATTATTGTCTGGAATGGGACGGAGGAATGGCTGCCGCCAGAGGGGATGACCGTTATTAATTGTGGCGATAAGCCATTTAGCATAGGAGGATCATATAAAAATGGCATTTTCACTCCTCCGGAGTTAAGTGAATAATTTATTATAACCCCTTGGTGAATCTATGACTCAATATAATACGGGAAACCCTGTCCCGTCTTCTGCTATGCCTGATATATGGGATAACAATGCAACAATTGATGAGTTTGTTAACTCACCTGAATTAACTCTGACAACAAGAACCGGAACAGAGCGCGACACATTGGCCGGGATTCAGAAAAAGTCGGACGACCAGCGTGTGCAAATGGCAGAGGATGGTACTGCTGTTGTCGAGGAAACGCGGCAGAACCTGATCCCTCTCAGTCGACAGTATATGACGCTTGCAGATGCTCAGGCAGATATTGCGAATATTCCAGAAGGTAGCGCCACCTATGTTCGTAGTTCTGATGGAATTACCCTGGCTGACGAGTATATCAATAATTCAGGAGTATTAGTTGCCACTGGCCGGGTAATGATTTCCAAGGGATATATCGATGATCTTGCGTCAAGGGGATTAATCTCAACTGAGCTGGATGATGGTCTCGATATTGTTGATGTTGAATATGACCCAGTTTCCATGCGCATGTCTAAGTTCACTAT